GAGAAGTTCAAGGACTACCAGAAGATTTACTTCGTCTATCAAGCTGACTTCCGGGGCCGTCTGTACGCCAAGGTCAACGGCATCAGTCCGCAAGGCAGCGATCTTCAGAAGTGCTTGCTTGAGTTTGCCAACGGCAAGCCTTTGCTGACCAAGGAAGCACAGGAATGGTTCTGCATCACTGGTGCGAACCGTTGGGGATTCGACAAGGCTCCGCTGGCTGATCGTGTGCAGTGGGTGCATGATCGCAAGGACTTCTTGCTTCGCATTGCAAGCGATCCTATCAGCTACCGTGAATGGACAGAGGCTGACAGCCCGCTTCAGTTCCTTGCTTGGTGCTTTGAGTACGCTGAGTGGGTTGAGAAAGGCGATGCCTTTGAGTCCCGCATTGCTGTCGGTATGGACGGCAGTTGTAATGGCTTGCAGAACTTCAGCGCCATGCTTCGTGACGAGCTTGGTGGTAAGGCCACGAACCTTGTCCCCGGCCCGAAGCCGAACGACATTTACGCTATGGTCGCGGAAGTCACTGCCCGCACACTGGCAGCCAAGTCCGAAGACGATGCAGCACGGGAACGCTACCGCACGATTTGGTTGAAGCACGGTATCAACCGATCCATTGTCAAGCGTGCTGTGATGACGCTGCCCTACGGCTCTACTCGTTTCTCTTGTGCCGAGTTCATTGAAGGTGACTACCTCAAAGCCGGGAAGGTTCCTGAGTTTGCTAAGGAAGAGTATCGTCGGGCCAGTGCTTACCTGTCCTTTCCTGTGTGGGACGGCATTGGTGAGGTGGTTGTTAAGGCTCGTGAGGCAATGGACTGGCTACAAGATGCTTCTGCCCGAGTCATCAAAGCAGGACACAAGCAGATCAAGTGGGTGTCGCCGTCGGGTTTCCCTGTACTTCAAACGTATTGGGAAGTCAGTGATCATCGCATCAACACGAAGTTGCTTGGAGCTACCAAGATTCTGATTCCGCAAGAGATCAGTTATCCCCATGCTCGCCGCCATCGCAACGGCATTGCGCCGAACTTTGTCCATAGCCTTGATGCTGCGCACCTGACCATGACTGTACTGAGGGCGAAGGAAGCAGGCATCAATGATCTGGCAATGATTCATGATGACTACGGCACACACGCTGCTGATGCTGGAAAGCTGTACCACATCATCCGCGAAGTCTTTGTCAACATGTACGAGCAGCACGACCCGTTGGCTGAGTTTGCTGCCGGATACCCTGAAGTAACGTTCAGTGCCTTCCCAACAAAGGGTGCATTGGACATTCGCCAAGTCCTCAACAGCCCGTATTTCTTTAGTTAAGGACAGTATAACAGAAGGCCATGTTTCGGCATGGCTTTCTACAGGAGATAGACAATGACTGACAAGGTTAAAGAAGTCGTCAGACTTGACCCAGTACAGTATAGCAACTTGGAACGTCAGTTGCCTCCGCCGGTTATCGGCAAGGACACGACTGATCTTCAGGCCGGGTTTGCTCTCGGAGTACAGGCAGTTCTCAAGCTGTTGAGGGAGGGTTTTACAAGTGTGCGTTGAATGGCCAAAAAGCAAAGATGCCTGCGGTTACGGCAGGGCGTGGTTTGATGGCAAACCCATCGGAGCACATCGCCTTGCGTACTGTCAGGCACATGGTCTAAAGCCTGCCGACCTTGCTCGGCGTTTCGGCGTCAAGGTAGGAACTGTCCAGCAGATCATTAAAGGTACAGCATACCGTGAGGTTATGTAATGTATCGGTTCGTTGATGACGAGACTGAGGCAGTGCAACTTGCTTATACATTGCAAGGCATTGTAGAGAAGTCACCGGGATGGCAAGGCAGGTTCAATCCTGAGACAGCTATCGAGAAATGGAAGGCAGGATATTTCCAAGCCATTGTAGTAGATGAAGAATACCTAGTCTTGTATGCAGTAGAAAGCCCTTGGTACAATGATCAAATCATTGAAGTATGGGAACTGTTCGTATGCAGGGTAGGGAAGGGGGTAGGGGGGAAGGGTAAAGCATTGCAAGGCATTGATAAGGCATTGATAGACATTGCCAAGAAACATGGTGCTTCTCGTATTGCTGTAGGAACTTCTCTACCCAAGAATAACAAAGCTCTTGCTAGGCTGTATCAAAGGCTTGGCTATGAGATCAATGCAATATCATTGACTAAGGAGTTGTAATGGGGAACATTGTAGGTAAGCTGACTGGTGCAGATGCTCAAGCCAAGGCTATGAAGAAAGCAGCAGAAGCACAAGCTCGGGCAACTGAGAATGCTGCACGTATTGCTCGTGATCAACAAGCACAAGAAGCTGCTGCTTCCCGACAAGCTGCACAACAAAGCAAGGAACAGGAACTGATGCGTGAGCAACAAGCGAAGGCATTGGAAGAACAGCTTGCTGCTCAAGAAGGTGTGATGGAAGAAGTCGATGTGGACATTGGCAATACTTCCGGCACTACCCGTAAGCGTAAGCAATTCTATGAAACTGGCGGGGCTGGTGCTGGCCTCAATATCTGAGGTGAGCTATGGCTACATTCGTTGGGTACGATCCTAAGAAACTTAGCTCGTACTTTGATTATTTCGCAGACCAAGCATGGAGTAACGACAAGTCGTTCTCCTACGATGCGGTTGTGGCAAGGGCACGTACTGCTGGAAGCGACGGGGCGTATTACTACAACAAAGGTAAATACGACGAGTTTCGTGATGCTGCCCGCAAGGGGTACAATCCTAACGACTTCAGCGAAGCTAACCTGAAGGCGGCAGAAAAGGCTTACGCAGACTACCTCGGCGCAGCAATGAACCCTAAAGGTAGTTCCAAGGGTAAAGCTGATATGTCTATCCAAGAGTTCATCGCTCTTGGCACAATGGCCGGAGACTTGCAGAATATCCGTACCCAGTACGGGAACGCTAAGATGCAAGGAGTGCTGGCCGACATTGAGACTGGCAAGTTGCGCCGAAAGCAGTTCGAGCAGATGCGTAAGATTGCCACGGAAGGCAATGAAGAAGCGTCTGAGGATCAGAAGCCTACCGGCAAAGCCTCTGTCTTGCTTGGCAGTAACATCCCTGAGCGTAAGCAAAAGCGTACTTCTACTTCCCGTGATGCTGGCACTGCCCGTGCTAAGGTTAAGGTACAAGCAAAGGGAATCAATATCTAAGGAGAGGTATGAATAAAGATCGTGCTTCCTCCCGCTGGACACAGCTTGACGGACAACGGCAAGGATTCATTGATCGCTGCGAACGATACGCGGCCTTCACTCTTCCTAAGATTTGTCTGCCTGACGAATACCAGCAGGACAACGACGAGCTTCAACATGACTTCCAGTCGGTTGGTGCTCAAGCCGTGAATCATCTGACCAACAAGATCATGCTTGCAATGTTTGCGCCGAGTCGGCCATTCGTTCGCCTTGATCCGGGTCAGAAGATCATGGAAGAACTTTCCCGTCTCAACGTAGCAGAGGACCAAGTTCGGACAGTCCTCTCAACTACCGAGAGGAAAATGGTGCGGGAGCTTGACAAGAGGGCATTGCGTCCGAAGCTGTACGAAGCCTTGAAACACTTGGTTGTTGTTGGCAATGTCCTCTTGTATTTTTCCAAAGAGTCCATGAGAGTCATGGGCATCAAGAAGTACGTTGTAAAGCGTAACGTCGAAGGCAGAGTCATCGAGGTTCTGATCAAGGAATGTATCAAGTTCGACGAGCTTGACGCAACTGTTCAGGATTATCTCCGGGCACACAAGCCTACTTACCAAGACGAAAGCAAGGTCGATCTGTTCAAGTGGCTCGTGCTTGATGGCAAGCGTATGCGTATGACTCAGTGGGTCGATGACGTACAACTGCCTAAGAAGTTCGAGGGTGCTTGGCCTGAAGATCAATGCCCGTATAAGGTGCTGACGTGGGACTTGTCTGACGAAGCAGACTACGGTACAGGCTTGGTCGAGGATTACGCTGGTGACTTTGGTGCATTGAGTACGCTGTCCGAGGCACAGCTTAATGCTGCAATCCTTGCCAGTGAGTTCCGATGGCTGGTCAATCCAGCAGGCATGACGAAGGTAGAGGACTTCCAAGACTCCCGCAACGGTAGTGCATTGCCGGGCATGGAGGGCGACATTAGCTTGATCCAGAACGGTAAGGTTGGCGAGCTTCAGGTTATCCAAGGCATCAGCAACGATTACATCAATCGTATTGGCCGAGGCTTCCTGTTGTCGTCTGCTGTTATCCGTGATGCAGAACGGGTCACTGCTGAAGAAGTCCGCATGCAAGCCACAGAGCTTGAGACTTCACTTGGCGGTGCTTACTCTCGTCTTGCCGCTGATCTGCAAACGCCTATTGCCAAATGGTTGCTGAAGGTCATTGACGTTGATATTAACGGCACTGACATTGAAGTAACGATCATCACTGGTCTGGATGCACTGTCTCGCAGTGGCGACCTTGATAACCTTCGGGGCTTCTTGCAGGACATGGCAGCTATCGCAGGGCTGCCCGAGCCAGTCACTATGCGGATGCAACTCGGTAATGTGATCCTGCGCTTTGCACAAGGCTGGGGCGTTGATCCTCAAGGTCTGATCAAATCCGAAGAGCAAGTTCAGCAGGAAATGCAGGCTATGCAGCAGCAGGCAATGCAGCAACAAGTTCAAACCGCTGGCGGTGTGGCGCAAGCTGAGGCCGCAGCACAACAAGGAATGGAATAAGCATGACTACTCCCGCTACCGAAATTCAGAGCAACGAACAAGTTGCCGACCAGCAGCAGCAAGTTGAGCAAATTGAAGTAGAGCTTGACATTGGTGCAGTAGAACAGGAAGGCGAGGTCGAAACTGGCGAGCCTCTGATCGAAGCACCTGAAGGACAAGCAGTACAGTATAACAAGACAGGCGACCCCGGTCTGGACATGGCACTGAGCTTTATTGGTAAGCTCGGTATCGGTCCTGATCATCCCGCCATTGTCGCTGCCCGTCAAGGTGACTTTGCCTTTATCAAGGCCGAGCTTGCTGGACGTGGTGACAAGGCCCAAGGGTGGGAGCAATACCTCTCGCTTGCTGAAAAGGCGTTCGAGAACTGAACAATGGGTAGCCATCCAGTCTTGGGCGAAAGCTAATGCTGAACCGCATGAACGCGAACAGATCAACTACATGTTGAATCAAGGCGGTCTTGCTGCTCAGGCTGCGGCCAAGCTGTTGTCCGATCTTTACAACCAAGCGCATAACACCGTGGTCGAACCGGCAGAACCGGCAAACCCGAACCGTACCAATCGAGGCACGAGCAATGCTGCATTGTCTCCGCAAGATTATCAGGCAGAACTCAAAGCCCTGATTGGTCGGATTGGCGCACACCGTGTTCAGGACAGTCCTGAGTACGCACAACTTCAACAACGTCGCCGCATGTATCGCGGTTAATGGAGACTTAATCTATGGCTCTTACCCATCCGGTTTATACCGTCACTCGTCCCAATCAACAGAACTCGACTGGTGACGAACTCGCTCTTGTCATTGAAGAGTTCACTGGCATGGTCGAGGGTACTCTTGAGCGCAAGTCGGAAATCCAAGGCTGGATTCCGGTGAAGCCTGTCAAGGGTACTGCAACCCTCACGAACTACGCAGTTGGTGAAAGCTCTCTGCAAGTGCTCGAACCCGGCAAGGTGCCTGATGGTACGAAGAACGACTTTAGCCGCATCGCGGTTACGGTCGATACCGTCGTGCTGGCCCGTGCTGCCTTCCCGCTGCTGGAAGTGTTCCAGACCAACTTCGACGCTCGTCGTGAAGTGGCTACTGAGCATGGCAAGAAGATCAGCAAGTTCTATGATCAGGCTTTCTTCATCCAAGCTGCCAAGGCTGCTGCACTGGCTACCTCGCCGTATGGTTCTACCGGCCACCTTGGTGGTTCTGTCGAAACCCTCGGCCTTGCTGGTGATGCTACTGACCCGGCCAAGCTGTACGCAGCTATTGCTAACCTGTTCGTCAAGATGGAGCAGAAGGACGTTGATCCGCGCAGTGATGACATTACTCTTGTCATGCCCCCGGCTCAGTTCTACACGCTGCTTCAGGCGGAGCAGATTGTCAACGGCAACTATGTGACTGCCGACGGCACGAACATGAACACCTTTATCTTTAAGGCGTTCGGTTGTCCGGTCATTTCGACCAACAATACGCCTGCTGGCAAGACCATCACTGGTCACGAACTGTCGAACGTTCGTAACAGCGCCGCCTACGATGGTGACTTCAGCAAGCTGCTGATTCAGGCTTTCGCTCCGCGTTCCCTGCTGGCTGGTGAAACCATCCCGCTGACTTCCAAGGTCTTCTTCGATGACCTGTCGAAGACTTGGTTCGTGGATAGCTGGCTGTCGTTCGCAGTGACGCCGAACCGTCCTGAGTTTGCTGGTTCTATCCTAATCCCGTAACCTCACAAGATACCCCTGCATTGTCCCACAAGGATAGTGCAGGGGTTCTTTTCGTCTTTGGAGATACTATGCTCAGTGAATTGGATGTAGTCAATGAAATGCTCAGTACATTGGGCGAGGCTCCGCTGAATGCTCTTGATGACGAGCATCCCCTTGTGCCCGCTGCTCGGCGTATTGTGCGCATTGCATCGTACCGTCTGCAAGCAGAGGCTTGGTGGTTCAACCAAGAAACGATTACCCTGAACAATGACCCGAATACTGGCGAGGTGCTTCTGCCTTCTGATGCTATTCGTGTCGACCCGTCTGACCGTAACTGGAACCTCGTGCAACGTGGTCGCCGGTACTATGATCCGAGTAACGCAACCTACAACATTGGCGAGCCTGTGCCGTCAGTGCTTGTGCGCAATGTTCCGTTCGATGACCTGCCGCCTACGGCGCAGCATGTTGTGTCATTGACGGCTCAAGTCGAATTCAACAAAGCGTATGACGGTGACGAAGTAAAGCTGTCCATGCTAGGCGCAGCCCTTAATCTGGCGCGTGCCACGCTGCATGCAGAGCACATTCGTAACGTCGATGCTAACCTGATTGAAGCGCCTGCACATCAGGCAAAGATCAATTTCATCCGTGGTACGTCAATCCGTATCCGATAAGGAGGACTCAATATGGCCCGAGTAGCAGGGAGTTATCAGTCCGTGACTCGTGGCGTAAGCCAACAAGTTCCGCAAGACCGGCGACCGGGCCAGCATTGGGAACAAGACAATATGCTGTCTGATCCTGTGCGGGGCACTGCTCGCAGGCATGGGTCAGTCATGCAAGACGAAGTGGTGTATGCTGATTGCTCGGGAGCAGATTACCCTGCAACTGTTTCAGATACTGCCAACTTCAAAGAATTCACCTTCTTCAACCAAGGAGTAGAATTCTCTCTGCTTTATCGCAGCAAGGCAAAGGTTGCCGACAGCATTGCTCCGCTGGCGTGGTGCTACAACAAGGATACTGCAAAGTTCCTCCCTGTCAATCGCCCGGTCACTGACTCCGTTGTCGATGCCTTGACTTCTGGTGGCATCAGTTCCATGGTTGCGGTCGGCAAGTTTCTGTACATTGCTGGCAACACCATCACGCCCGCGTACAGCACCAACAATGCTTGGGCCAGCACTACCAACTCGCGCAGAACCTCTGTGTGGATTCGTGGTGGCACGTACTCCCGGACCTTTACTGTCAAGTGCTCAATGTCCAACGGCACGACCAAGACCTTCAGCTACACTACTCCGAGCAGTGCCTATCAGGGTACGTTGGACACCACTGATATTCCCTACAATGCAACGGATTACCAGAAGCAGGTCAATGACAGAACCAACGCCTATAACACTGCCGTAACTCAGTGGCTTGCTACGGCTTCTGCTGCTATCCAGCCACAAAGCATTGCGCAAAATTTGCTCAGTGCTGCGGCAGACCAAGGACTTACAGGGTCTAGGGTTGGTTCGCATATTGTGTTCGATCATACGCAAGGCATTGTCGAGATTGAGGTCAGTGATGGTGGCGACAACAGCTTTATCCGTGGCGTGGCTGCTGACGTAGCAAGTCCCGACCTGCTGACCAATGTGCATTATGCTGGTAAGGTTGTGCGTGTCCTACCCAAGAAGAATAACGAGGAAGATGCTTACTACCTTAAGGCAATCCCAAAAGTGGAGGGCGCAACGGGGTGGGTTGAGGTTACATGGCGAGAAGCTGCCGGTGTTGAATACACACCTACGACAGTGTTCGCCTTTGCTACGGTGAAGAACAATCAGTTCTACATTGCGGGTAGTGCTGCTGCCTTGGGTACGCTCATTGGTGAAACTGTGCCCGGCTTTGAGCAGAATCAGGTTGGTGACGCCATTAGCTCGCCTGCGCCTAGCTTCTTCGGGAAGCGTATTGATTATCTTGGGCTGTACCAAGATCGCCTTATCATTGGCAGTGGTAGCGTGCTGATGTTCAGCAGGCCCGGTGACTACCTCAACTGGTTCCGTACTAGCGTGCTGACGATTGATGATCGTGATCCTGTGGAAATGTTTGCCATTGGCGCAGAGGACGACACCATCACTTGCTCGACTACCTATGACCGTAACTTGGTCCTGTTCGGCAAGCGCAAGCAATACGCTCTTGATGGCCGGGTGATGCTTACCCCACTGAACGCCAGCATCACGATCATGTCTGCGCACGAGGATGCGACAGAGGCATTCCCTGTTAACTCAGGCAACCTTGTGTTCTTTGGTAAGCGTAAGGGTAGCTACAGTTCCTTGCATCAGATTCAGATCGGGCAGGTTGCAGAGAGTCCCGAGGCTTACGAGATTAGTCAGCAGTTGGATACTTATCTGCAAGGCTACCCGTCAGAGATTCGTGCAACGACTGCCCCCAACATGGTTGTGTTTCGTACCACTGAATTGCGTAATGGTGTGTATGTCTACACCTACCTCGACGTAGCCGGTGGCGGTGAACGCTTGTTTGATTCGTGGAGTCGTTGGACGTGGGATGAACGGCTTGGCTGTACGGTAGGTATCAGCACCCATAACTCTGATGTGCTTGTGTTCTCGAGTCGACAAGGGCTGGACCGTAACGGAAACCCGAAGGCATGGATTGTTGCAGACAAGATCAGCACGGAAGGCGCACTGTCTGACAAGCCTTACATGGACAGTATGCGAGCTTACAGCAACTACGCTACACCGACTGACAACTCGTGGATTCATGCAGGTAGCAATGACCTGAGTAAAGTCAATGCTGCATTCGGAGCAAGCAAGGATGAAGCATTCCTCGGCACAGCTATTGGCTTGGTTGATGATCTGGTGACTGAGTACGGCACGGACGATCTGTGGGTTGGTCTTGAGTACGATGCTTTCTTCGTGCCAACTAACCCGTATATTCGTGACCGTGACGGCAAAGCAACCCTGTCTGGTCGATTGACCGTAGTCTCCTTCCTTGTCTCTGTTGCTGACTCTGGCGGGTTTGAGGCGTATGTCACAACTCGCAATGGCGAGCGACAAGCTCTTCGATTCACTGGTCGGGTAGCAGGTAGTCTTGACTCACTGATCGGCAAGCAACCGCTTGTGACTCGGAGCGTACAATTCCTTGCCGGTGCAGAGACTCGGGAATTCAAGTACAAGATCAAAGCACTGTCTTGGTTGCCGCTCACTGTCGACAGCATTGAGTGGAAGGGACAAATCTTTAACAATTCAAGGAGAGGGTAATGTGGCAACTGGCTTCTCTTGGCATGGGTTTGCTTGGCACTTTGGGGCAGGCTTCTGTCGCCGAGGCACAATACAAAGCACAGACCAAGATCGACAAGGCTAACGTAGCCGCGTCAAACCTGCTGCGTCAAGGGGAGAATGAGAAGGCAGCCGCAAGGCTGTCTCTCGCCACTTACCAGCAATCACTTAACAATCAACGGGTAGCTCGGTACGGTGATGAACAGATTACTGCGCTGTCTCAGAACTTCGGTCGTATGCTTGACGCTTCCACTCGTGGTAGTATCCAGCAACAACTGGCCGCTTCTGAACAAGTCGGCAAGGTTGCAGCGGCTGCTGCCTTCGCAGGCATTGGTGGGGCAAGTACGGAGAAAGTAGAGGCAACTCTACGTATGCGTCAGACTCTGATGGAGCAGGAGCAAGACCGAGCACTAGCCGATGCAACTGCTGACTACAAGACGCAACGCATGCAGCTTGAGCGTGCCAAGATGGAAGGACTGGACTATCGCTATCAACTGGCAGGTATGGATTATGCGCAAGACCAAGTACCCTTCAGGGCTAAGCCTAGCACTAGCAGTGCTGTCCTTGGCTTTGTTGCTGGCAATATTGGCAACATTGCTAACGCAGCCAATGCTTTCAGTAGTCCTTCCGTACCTAATACAAACACCAACATGCTGTCTATGAGTCCAATGACTCCTGCGACTAGTCCTAGCTTTGGCAGTGCAGTCAGCAATGACTTCTTCCAAGTCGGTGGTCCGGGTGGTATTGGCGTGGGCTGGCAAATCTAAGGAGAAGCTATGGCTACTTTTACGTTTGATGTGGCACAGCCTGTGCAAGCTCCCGGCCCTGTCGGGCCGCAGCAGGCAATGGTAGGTACTGCTGGACAAGGGTCTGCCCCTCGTGTGTCAGTGGCTCCGGGCGGAGAGTTCGGGGCTGCTGCTGACTCAGCGTCAAGGACTCTCGATGCTCTGGTCAAGATGGGACAGAACCTGATTGCTCCCAAGGTACAGGCAGAGAAGACTCGCATGGCGATGGAGGGCATGGTTGCTGCATTGCAAGGTATGTCCGCCGCTCAGATTCAAGAGCAAGAAATCTTTGGCGGGATGTTCGGCGATACTGTTACTGTCGCTGCTGCCCGTCAAGTTGAACAGATGGATGCTGTCAATAAGTTCAACATTCATCTTGCCAACAACATGCAAGACCTGCGTAAGATGGACTCGATGGAGTTCCGTAAGTGGTTCCCTGAGCAGATGCAGCAGTTCATGACAGGCGATGATCAGAGCGACGCACTGATTACTCAGGCTTTCATGGAGTCTGCGCCGAAGGTCATTGATATGCACACCAAGGCACACATTGGCTACCGGCAGGAAGTTGCTGAGAATGCGTGGTCCAATGACCTCTTCACTGCTGCTGCTGCAATGACGCAAGACCACAACAATGCGGCCAAGGGTGCAGTTAATCCCGAGTTCTCGCTAATGTCCAAGCAGAACTTCGTTGCACGACTGGCAGGGCCGGGCGGTATTCATGGCGAGGCATACAAGACGTGGATCAACAAGGCGTACCGTCGGCTTGCGGCAGAAGGCAACATCGCTGCCCTTGACCTGATGGAAGATACTGGCGTCCTCAACGCTACTCAGAATGACCAGCAGTACGAGCAACTGATTAAGATCAGGGATCGTGCTGAGGCCAAGATGATCAGCGAGGCACCCGCATTCTCTAAGTACGTCAGTGACCTAGGTGTTGTAGAGGCTGCGCTTGATGGCGGCTATACTGGCTTCGCGTCAGTTGAAGACCTCGACAAGTGGGCAATGAACTACAACAACATGGTTGCTGAAAGCACGGGTGTATCCAAGCCTGTGATTGATAACAACCGCCTTGCTGCCTACAAGGAGCGTTATCTTAAAGGTCTTGATGCTGCCAAGCGTCGGACACAGGGGGATGACTTCGATGTTCGCCTTGCGCAAGCTACTGCTCATTACAAGGCAGGGAACTACTGGAATGTCTATGCTGATACGGAGCTAAACAAAGAGGATGTTAAGAACGCTGTCCATAAAGCCCTGATTGCAGAGGGTAACTGGGAAGCTGTTGCGAAGCACGCAGCGCATACTCAAGAGCGGTGGGACATTCTTGATGAACAACTAAGCCCTGTCACCCAACTGCTGACCGATGGCTCAATCTCGCCGGGATTGCAGGGCAGTATCCAGTTCTTGAACAACATTGCTACCAATGCAGGCACCAATGCAGAGACTGTGCTTGGCCGTTATCTTGGTGCAAACCGTGCAGCAGCAGCCCTTACCTTGCTGAAGTACGCAGGGGATGGTCTGGACGATCCTGAGAAGCTGAACCGCATTGTCAAGGATTATCATCTGCACGAGTACAAGTCTCCCGGCCCGATGGAAGTAAGTGAGGCTTACAACTGGGTTGTGCAGCAGGACGGTGCAGGGCTGTTTAACTTGGCGTCTGACGAGTTCGCAGCTATCAAGCCAACTGAGGCAGGCATGCAGCAGTTCGCTGCTGAGATTGCTCCACTGATGGCACAGGCTCGCAAGGGTTACGGGAGGACTCTTGAGAGTGCTGGCAAGCTCGCCATTGGTGACGTGATGCACACGATGGATTGGGTTGGCGGGTTCCCTATGCTTAGTCGTGTTCCTCCGAGTGAGAAGAACAAGACTCTGCATAGTGCGTTCAATGCCAAGCTCAAGGCAGTAGTACCTGACGCGCAGCCTGTCAGTCCGTATAGCGAACAGTTCCAAGACGCCATTCGCACTGTCATTGATGCTCAGGTTGCTAGGCAGGAGGAAGGTGCGGGCTTTGCATGGCCTTGGCAGGAATCAACTGTCATCGGCGGGCAATGGCTAGGCGGCATGGATGGCATCATGAACGTCGTGATTGAGCGCAAGGACGGTGTTGAGCAGCAGTTCAACATTACTGTAGATGATGTTCTCGATGCTTACGTTACACTGCGTCAGCAAGTACCGTCGGTAACACAAGGAACCTATACCCTACAAAGGGATCGTTAAGGTCATAACTACTAGGCATTGGCAACAGTGCCTAGAATGATGTGACTTACTTCCAACAAGGAGAAGACAATGGAAGATTTGAAGCAACTGGCAGACAAGTACGCAGATCAATACGGTCTTCCCCGTGACCTATTCCGTGCTCAGATTCAACAAGAGTCTGGCTGGAATCCTAACGCAGTTAGCCCCAAGGGTGCATTCGGTCTGACGCAGGTGATGGCCGATACTGCTAGCAAGCCGGGCTATGGTGTGGCCCCGATGAAGGACAAGTCGATTGACGAACAACTACGCTTCGGTGCGGAGTACATGTCGGCGCTTGTTAAGCAGAACAACGGTGACTATGGCATGGCCCTTGCCTCCTACAACGCAGGGCATGGGAATGTACTGAAGCACAAGGGTATTCCTCCGTTCAAGGAAACGCAGGACTACGTTAAGAAGATTCTCGGTAATCGTGAAGTCGCGGCTCAACCTACTGCAACCCTGATGACGGAGAAGCAGCAGGAAGTAGCCGCTTCGCTAGGACGAGTCTCACAAATCATTGGACAATTCCCTTCTGCTCCCGTGGCTCCTGATCGGGCTGTTCTTGTGGAAGAAGTTATCCGCAGGCAAGAAGCAAGGGAACAAGCGCGACGTGAGAATCAAGCGACCTTCGGGTCCAGCGCCCAGCATAGCGTAGCCAATGAAACGATCACTGGCATGCTTGCGCAGCTTCAGGATGCTGGCCCTGCCGACCCTAACTGGAAGCGCACTCGTGATGACGAAATGCGCGAAGCTGCACTAGGCATTGTCGAAATCCCTGAGATTGATTCTTACGTCAAGGGTGCTGTCAATGCCGACGATTATCGTCGTCGTCTGTCGTTTGCTTCGATGCAGATGGAGCACTACAAGCAGCTTGCCAACACTAACGGCTGGGACTTCGTGAAAGCAATGGCTGGTGGCTTTGCCGGTGCTGCTGCTGATCCTGTTGCTGCTGGTCTGTCGTGGGGCGTCGGCAATGCCCTCAATGCAGCACGTGTATCCCGAGCAACGTGGCGTGCCAGTAAGCTAGGACGTATGGCTGTCAATGCGGGTGAAGGAGCCGTGAGCAACTTCGGTGCCTCTGCTGCTATCCAGTCCGCCCTGAACACTGAAGTATCATGGGGCCGTGCCCTTGAGGATGGTGTATTCGGTGCAGCCTTTGGCGTGGCTCTCTCGGCCCCGTCAGCGGCCCGCTACGCGGCTCGGGAAGCGCGGGATATGGCAGCATGGGACGCCAGTGCCAAGGCGCTTGGCGAGGCTGTGGATGGCAATGCGCCCGCCCCGCACGTCGAACTGATCCAGCGTCAGATGGACGAGGCCCGTCTGAGTATGATCCAGCGGGCACAGCGAGAGGGTGACGAGATTGGGGCAGAACTGTGGGCTGCTGCCGGTCCCGGCGTAGGTTCGCAGGATGTGTCGAGTCTTGCCAAGATCATGCGAGAGCAAGCTGATGCTGGCATTGCTATGGACCCTCACCATGCTCCTAGTACCCGTAGCAAGACATGGGCTGTGGATGATACCACGGAGACTGTGGATGTGCGGGGCATGCGTCTGAGCAAGGAAGCAAGTGCTATCCGTGACTTTGCTTACAATGTCTGGAAGGAGGATGTTGATCCTGTCTTGGCTGACATGCAGAAGCGCATGCGGGCTTGGTACGATGTGCGTGAGCAGAAGCTCAAGAACTACGGCAATCTGTCGCAATGGCTGGACAGTCCGGGCCTTGTCATGCAGAACTCCAAGAGCAAAGTAACTCGCATGCTTGGCGCTCATTTGTTTGAGTCTGCTTCTGGCTTGGGTAAGCGTGAGCAATCTGCTGCACTGAACTACGAGATTATCCATAGCAGGCTGGCCCATAGCTACATCCCTGAGCTTAAAGCTGCACTCTACGAAGGCATTAAAGAGAGGAGCCTGACCGCCTTTGCACGTAACCTGTTTGGTGGTGCTCGTGATGTTGAGGCTAAGTTCTGGCGTGATGTGATGGTTGAGCGCACTAATCGGCGCAATGCTATCAATGCCAAGCAAGAGTACAACAGCACTGCTTCACCGGCTGTACAGAAAGCTGCCCGAGTCCTCGACAAGTTTTGGGGCGATGCGGCTACTCAGATGGAAATGGCAGGGCTTGAGGAAGGTACTGCTATCAAGCGCCTTGGTGTGGCAGGCCATGTTCCCTACAACTGGGACTCGCGTAAGATCGCTGCTGCGCTGCGTGACGATCCTGCTGCATTCGATGCTCTGCAATCCCTGCTGCAAGCAGAGTTCCGTAACAAGGTGCTGGACAAGGCTCTTGACGGACTGGCAGAGCAAGGCAATAAGCAGTTTGAGCGCAAGGCCAAGGAACTTGAGGGTGACATTGCGGCTATCCAAGAAGCCATCGGCGACATGGAGAACACCAGAAAGACGGTGGATACTGCTCGTGATGTGACGCAAGATGCTGAAGCCAAAGTCAAGGACTTGAATGATCAGCGGGCAGCTATCGTTGCTACTGAGAAAGACCTGAAGGTTGCTCTGAAGACTGCACCTGACGAGGGCATTGACACCATCGACGCTGAGGATGTTGAGCTTGGCGACTACGTGCAAGCCATGACTGGTGTTCAGGTCATTGTCAATGATCTGGTTGAGGAAGTGATCGAGGCAGTGGATACGCCTCGCCCTGAAGCTGAGTTGCCGTATCTGATCCGCACTAAGGGACTCTCGCGGCAAGCAATGCGCAATGATCCCAACGTGCAAGAGATCAATGCGAAAGATATGTTCACCAGCATCAGGGACATGGACCTCGATCAAGAGGACATGGCTATCGCTGATACGATGATCAAGGCTCTGGAAACAGACTTTGGTGATACGATCAACGACCTGTCGATCTTCTTCACGCCGGAGCAGGGACGATCCGCTTACAATCCGGGGCAACACTATATCCGGTTGAATGAGAGCATGTTCGTCTATGGCAACGACATTATCATGGACCGGGAGGCAGCATTCACCTTCCTGCACGAACTGACTCATGCACGTACTTCTCGCTGGATCAGCATTATCGAGACAGTGGCTAAGAAGGATGGGCTGTATCCTGTCGATGACAAAGGCCAACTTGTCCAGTGGGCTGATCCTGTCATCGTTGATGTATCGAGGTACGAGAAGTTGGGTGTGCCTCGGCAGGTGGTGGAAGCATGGAATCAGCTTGAGCAAGTCCGTGGTATCATCAAGCAGAAGATGCCAGCCATCATTGGCAGCGAACACGGCATTGGCTACGCTATGAAGAACAGTCACGAACTGTTGGCTCAAGTAGTCAATAGCAAGGTGACTCGTGACCTGCTGCGTGACATGAAGGTTGATGGCGAAGTCTCGCTGCTGCGCAGGATTTGGGAAGCAGTAGCTAAGGCTATGGGGATCAAGCAAGGCACGGCACTTGAGAAGGTTGTCGATGCCCTTGACAAGATCAGTGAAGTGCGCGGAAGGTGGGTCAGTGATTCGGTGTATGATGACACTATACCTTCCCAGTATGCTCCGCAGGCTACCAAGGGGGAGATCAAGCAGCAGCTTGCCATGCTCAAGCAGCGCAAGGATGCTATTGATGCAGAACTCAAGGGACTGCGTAAGCAGCGTGATAAAGTCAATGCAGCCCGTAAAGAAGTCAATAGCAAGGAGAACGCACAGAAGCTCAAGAATCTGCGCCTCCAGCTTGACAACCGCAAGGCTCAACTGGCTGACATGCAGCGTGACCCTCTTGGTTGGTGGGCAGGTGAGGTGAGTAAGCTGCGCAATGCGGCTTATGCTAAGGCGGACAGTCTGACTAGCAGCTACCTGCAACAGATCATTCGTGATCCTAAGAGCAGGACACAAGCTAATACGCTACACGCTACTCGCTTGGCAGAAGACTTGCTGACGGAGAACTGGGCAGGGAAGCAGATCGACGAGGGTCTTGCGGAAGAGTTCGCCACCCTGCTTCGTGAGCGGCTGGCTGATCGCACGCGTACTGAGTTTGATCTTGGGAAGTCTGTTGATGTTGGTGGGCGTGAAGTGTCTCTCATGGACTTCATGGACATTGATGGCATTGCTCAGGTCAAGTCGGGTAGCCATACGGCTGCTGGCCGCATTGCTCTTGCCAAGGCAGGGATCAATGACGACGTGGATGCAGACGCTGCACTGACTGCCGCAAGGACTGATGGTGCAACCGACGAGGAAATCAAGGCACTGCAATTTGGCCTAGACTTCTTCCTTAACCGGATGGATGCTGATGACCCCGCCGCTTTGCACGCTCTCCGCAACATGACGTACTTCACTCGAATGGGTAAGCTCGGTATGTCTATGGTGGCTGACGTTCCTCAGATCATTGGGACGCTTGGCATGAAGACTGGCTTGAAGGTGTGGGGACAATCGTTCCTGCAACTCAACTTCTTCGACAGTAGCAAGCCGTACAATGGTAAGCCGACTGAGTTTGCCAAGCAACTGGCTATCGTGGCTCCGGGTGCATTGGGTCGTGATCATCGCCTCATGAGCCTTGTGCCCGATGACCCTGCTTCTGGTGCTGGTGACTTGCGGGCAGCGTCTTTGCTTCAGCGTGCATCAATGCGCGGGGCACAGCTTACGTCGTACATCAGTGCGGCCAATGCTGTTAACATGGCAATGCACCGTGCCTTGCTTCCGGTACTGTCGGAGGAACTTCTGAAGGCAGTGAAGGGTAAGTCGGCACTGACCGATGTTCGTCTTGCTGATGCTGGCCTAACTCCTGAGTGGTTGGCTCGTATCAAGGTTCAGATGGATAGCTTTGATAAGGGCCGCAAGCAAGGTGATAAGGTGAATTGGGATCAGTGGGAAGATCAGGATGCTGCTGATGTACTCATTGGCGCGATCCATCGTGCAATGTTCCAGACCTTGCAGAAGTCCCTTGTCGGTGAGAAGCCTTCGTGGATGGCTACTAACCAGCTTGGTCGCTTGATCGGGCAGTTCCGTAGCTTTGGACTGACGGCTGCTGAGAAGCAGTCTGCTCGCCTCGGCGTCGGTGTGCAAGATGCTGGCACCGCAGTGACCGCAGTGATGGGCATTGTGTGGGCAAGCCTTATGTACTACGCTCGGGTCAATCTGAACGCTGCTGGTCGTGAAGATGCGGAAGAATATGTGTCCGAAGCAATGAGCGGGATGCGTCTTGCTGCCGGTGTCATGACCATGTGGAACATGAGCGGCCTTGGTGCGGACATTGCTGGCGTAATGGGTACAATGTTTGGTGGTACTCAATACACTAACGCCGGACCTGCCGCTGCCTTGGGTGTGCTGCAAGACATTACTCGAGCGGGCGGTGCAGTTGGCGGTGCATTGGCTGGTGATCGTGAAGGGGAAGAAGCGGCTAAGGCCGTGGTTCGTCTGCTTCCCGGTGCTAACAGTGTCCCGATTACTTACCTGCTTAATGAAATGTCAGAGAACTGATGGACAAGGGCTTCGGCCCTTGCCTCAGTACAGTATAACAGATAATAGGAGAAAGGCGAATGTACTTCTCAATTAATCGCTTCACAGGCGATGGCGTAACTACGCAGTGGGAGTTTAACTTCGCTGGTGGTTACATTGATCAGGACCACGTTAAGGTCGTGGTGACTGATCCTGAAGGCGTGGAAACAGTCCCTGCCTTTACTTGGGTTGGTCCTAATACGATCAGCATTGTTCCCGCAGTAACTGACGGTGATCAGCTCGAGATTTACCGAGACACGCCTAAGAACGTGCCTCTTGTCGACTACACCGACGGTGCTATTGTCAGCGAGAAGAACCTCGACACTACGGCAGAGCAGACAGTGTTCGCTACTGCTGAAATCTTTGACCGCTTCACTGACGTACAAGCAACTAACGGGCAGGCTATCGCTGATTCTGCTGTAGCACTGGCCCTTGCTACTACAGCAAGCAGCGAAGTGCAGCAAGCTCTGACTGATTCTGCGAATGCTGTGGCTGCTGTTGCTGGTGCAATCACTGCGGCAGAGAATGCGCAGGATGCGGCTGACGCTGCCAACGCTGCTGCTTCTGTGGCTACGCAAGCTGCTGTGGATGCAGAGGCTGTAGCTGCAAGTGCCTTGCTTGTTGCTCAAGATGCGGAAACGATTGCGACTAATATTGATGCAAAAGCTACGCAAGCTCTGGCTACGGCAGACTCTGCCAATACCACGGCTAACTCTGCCAGTGCTGCGGTCAATGGGCATATCAGCAACACTAGCAACCCGCACAATACTACTAAGGCTCAAGTTGGTCTTGGTAATGTTGACAACACTGCTGACCTTGATAAGCCGATCAGCACTGCCCAACAAGCTGCCCTTGATCTCAAGGTTAGCAAGGACAGTAACACTGGTGCAGCGTCTTTGCCTGCCGGTACAACGGCACAGCGCCCTACTGGTGCCGCTGGTAAGATGCGATTTAATAGCACGCTTAATCAATTCGAGGGTCACAACGGCACTGC